GAAGTACCACCAGCAGCACCATCTTTATTAGCTTGGTAAACCCAAGATATGATGTTAGATTCAGCAGAACCTTTGGCAACGATGTCAAGTAATCTAATTGAACGAGAAGCAACAGAATTTAATCCAGCTAATCTTTGCTCAACTGGAACATTTCCACCTGATACGTTAGTAGAGATTAACATATCTCCAGCAGCTTTGATTGACAAAGAAACATTTTTGTTTCCTTTCATTTCAATCAATTTCTCTCTGTTCAACTCTAACTCTTTTTTGATAGTGTTTAAAGAACCTACTCCGTTAGCTTTTTCAGTAACAGAAAGTTTTTTAATAGCAACTCCGTGAGCTTTTAAAGTTTCGTTAAGAGCTTTCATTTGCTCAACTTGGTTAGTATTAAGCTCAGACTTCAAAGAATCAATATCCTCTTTAGTTGCTTTTGAGTTAATAGCACTTTCCAATTCAGTAGTTTTAACTGCATTGTACTCGTTGTAAATTGAAGCTAAATCTTCAGCTGATTTTTGAGCTAAAGTTTCAACAGTCAATCCTTTTTCATTTAAGAAAGTTTCAAATTTCATTTTTGTAATAGATTTAGGTAAAATTGTTTAATTAGTAATTCATTGGTAATAATATTCGGCTCAATAATCTCAGGAGTGATCTTAGCAACCGGCTCAATTGTTATAAGTGAATTATATTGTTGTTGGCAAACTTTTAATGCCATTTCTATCTCGTATAATCTTTCATCAGTACCTTTACCATTCTTTAAAGCTCCCATCAAAGAACTCATTTTGGTATTAACTCTTTCTAGTAGGTCTGTTTTGTTTCCTTTAGATACGTCTAACGTAGGAGTAAGTGATGAAGCTCCAAAAGTAACTGCTGAACCTTCCCATAATACAACCTCTTTTATCTCCCAAATAGGAGCATCTTCTGTACCTATCATTGTCATTTTGTCCTGAACATAATTAAAGCCTATTGAATGCTCTCTAATTATTCCATCCTGATAGTCTAGTAAGGCATCATTTCCTTTAGTGCTATGACCTAACTCAGCATAAGCAACTAAACCATCGTTAGTTTCCTCCAACGATATAAACTTACCTATCTGATGCTCCCAATCGTGATGACGTAAGAAAGCAATTTTACGGTTAGAAGTAGAATCATTCCCTCTTTCCATTATAGACTTTGAGAAAGCACCTTTACGAATAACATCTCCATCAGAATCTACATTATCAAATGAAGATAACATAACTTTTACTCGTCTTGTTTTGATGTCTACATCCTTAACAGAAAGCTCTGCTGATTTAGTTTCGTATGATTTAAAGTTTTTCATTGTTACAAAAGTAATAATTAATAATTAAATAGCTGGAGGAGGTGTTGTTGTCATAACTGCTGCTAGTTCCTCAGAAAGTTCGTACTGCTCTATAAGTAGAATACGCTTCGCATCTGCTGAAATCGGCATAGTTAATACAACATTTATTCCATCCATTACTATCTTATCTTTCTCTGCTTCCATCTTCTTATCTCTTTGCAGAGCTTCAACCTCATCAAAATCTTTACGCATTCTTACGCTGCCATCAGGATAATGATTTTTACATAAGAATTGAGTATGCTTTTGGCTTATCTTATTAGCTATTGGCATAATTGCATTAGTGTATAATGCTTTCTCAGCTTCTTGTCTGTTGTTAAATGTCTTGTTAGCAGGATCGTTAAATAGAGATGAATCTAATCCAAACACATTACAGATTGCTCGAAGATTTACAACACCTTTCTCTAATATCTGTAAGTCTGTTGAACTCATTGCCATCTGAATATAAGATAGGTCTTTATTAGTTACCTTAACCTTACCGAAGTTTCTTGTTCCTGTTGTTTGACTATCGAAAGAGCTTTGCACCTTAGCAGCTTCCTCTCCTGTCATAGGTCGATTAGATTTGTCGGTAATTAAACCGATAGCTCCTCTATTTTGAAGTAAGTTAGCATCAGCATCCCAACGGTCATTACCTACCTGAACAACCCTACTAGCTATTGCAATTGGAGATAAGCCTTTTAACGATTCAGATACTGTTGAATAAGAAGGATTAAATAATCTAATATGTTCAATTTCATCTTGTGAGTAGCTTCTAGTTTGTGTATTTAAAGTGAAATCATATCTAGCATTAGGCATAAAGAAATCATTACCTGATACTATTTCAATTGATGGAGCTGGTAATATATCAACTTCTTGTATCATTGAACTAAACCCATTCTCTCCAATCATATAAGAGTTACCATTACACAATAGATAAATCATTATCATCTCCTCTATGTCGTCCCAAGTGTACCCTTTGCCAACATTAGGATTAGCCATAAGGTCGTGAATAGATGAATCTTCTAACAACTCCCAACCTTTCGATGTTCTCTTTTCAACGATTACCGGAACTGCTTTATAGGTATCTACAATCTTTTTAATTACTGCATAAACATCTACGTTAGATTCATATCCTTCTTCAAGTAATGCTCTGTCAGATGTACCCATTTGATTAGCATTTAAGCTCCCGAATAGCTTGTAAATTATATCTCTATTGTTCTCAGTTAGTAAGACTTTACCACCGAATAAATTATTTAACCATCCCATATTATACAAAAATACTAATTATTATCCAAAATACATTGTTGATTCACTTAGCTCATCGAAGGCATATCTGATAGCATCTAAACAATGATTGTTATCATCTACCGGAACATTCATCTTACTATGCCATCTGTAATTATTCAGCTCCTTTTGAATATTGTGAGAATCTTTATCTACTATTATTTTATAATCCATCATTTGAGTAATACCATTAAGTACAGAATCTTTACCTTTCGTGCAAGGATAAACTCTATGACCTTTCTCCTGAAGCTCTGCAATTAATCTTGGTTCTGCATTATCAGCTATTACAGTATCATTTGATTCAACACATCTCAGCAGCATTAAATGTATCTGTTCTGTACTCATCCCTTTCTCACAACAATACTCTTTAACATAAATATTATTCTTATCCCTCGCTACCTTAATTAGCGTTGTTGGATCGTTAACATATCCATAATCTTGACCAAAGCAGAAAGGTAAAGATTCATCGAACTCTCCAATATCCCAATTCTCAAAGATTACTCCGGTAGGTTTTGTTCTTTGTCCTGTGCCATAGACTGACCACCAATAACTATTGCTTTGTCTAGCTTCAATATCTTTTATCTGTTCAATTGTTAGATGTGGATTATCTTTATAGGTAGTTATGCAGGGAGGATTGCTTTCAATGTATTTATCCAGCCAATGTTCTGTTGGCATAGCTGGATTATAATCCATAATTATCCTGTGCCTAGTCCTAACGAATAATTGGTCGATTGTTTCCTCAGTCAATTGATTAGCTTCATTTATCCAAAGGAAATCTCTGCTCCTTCCGTGAATCTTTGCAGGATCATCAGCACCGTAATACGATATTATATTACCATTTAAGTTGTAGATTTTCTCTGTTTTGTTGTGGTTGTTCGGATGATATAAATTATGCTTTACTAATACTTGTTTAAAGTCTTTCCATACAGTAGAATTAAGAGCAGTATAAGTATCTCTAACGATGTCAATCTCTAAACCTGAGTAATTCTCACATAGCCAAATAAAGAAGTAAATAGTACTAAAAGTTTTTCCACTTCTAGTTCCTCCTTGAAGTAAACTAAAACGATTATCCTTTACATTGTTCCTTAAGAAAATATAGTTAGGATTAGCTTTCATCCAACCAATCAGGAAAGTTCTTATCTATCTCCATCTTAATATCTTTAGTTTCCTTTGGCTTACCATAACGGTAATTCATATAAAGTGTAAGTGCTTTCATATCGCCTGAGTTTACTAAACCGTGCAATATGTTTATTACTTGCTCCTTATCTATTACCTTATCAAGCTGCTCTATTAAGGCATCCTCATCTGATCTTGCTTTTCTTCCAGCTCCTTGTCTAGCTCCTCCGTGATTACTCATATTGAAATATCTTGACTATTCAATTACAAAATTACTAATTTTTATCAATAGTGCTATTAAATACCCTATTCGTTGCATTTTATACGGCAATTGCTTTTATGTATAGCATAAAGTGCAGTATATTGCTTTTTAAGTTGCATATTTTCCACAAATCAATCGTTTTTGTTGTTTATACTCCCCCACTTACTCCCTCGGTTACTCCCCCACTTAATATAACATTCGCTATAATTTAACCTAAAGGTCGCTTCACTTAAATATAGCTATACGTTATTGCAATTGCGTTATAACTCATTCAACTCCTTCTTTAATCTTTCAATGTAAAGTATCGCATCCATTAACTCCTCCTGAAGATGAGTTATCCAGTCTAATCGGCTCAAATCTGTTCTGTCTAATGTCGTGTTGTATTTCTTTATTCCAACCTCTGAGCGTTGTTTAAATTGGTTAACTACGCTTTCTACTATGCTATCTTTCATAACTTTTCTATTTCTGTTTTTACTTCTTGCCAATATTCTAATGTTAAACTCTCAATATTAGGATTAACTCCAAACGGCATAATTGTAATTATTATCTCATACACAGTAATTAAGGCACATTGTTTAGCGTTGTCATACGGATGACTAGACATTTTTAAAAATAACTCCTTTGCTTTGTCTTTTGGTGTCATCATTAACTGTTTAATCTATCAACATCTAATCCTTCTAATATATCCTCAAGTCTATCTCTTATTTGCTCAACATCTACTGGGTGTCTTAACATATTTCGAGATATTTCAAATAGAGCGTTAGCCATATCAGAAGAACATACACATCTGTAGTGGTCTGAATTATCTTCAGGGTTACTTAAGTCAAATTTTAATATTGCTTTCATCTTTTCTTTATTTTTTTACCTATCTCGTTTAGTTCAGCCATTATAACTTTTCTTTCATCGTGCTTATTGGATTTTCCTTTAATATTGTAGAGCATCAACTCTAAATCCTGTATACGTTTATATTCCTTTGTTACTGTCATTTGTTGTATATTTTACTCATTTATTACTAATCTGTGTATAATTAACCTCATTTTACCCCGATTATGTTACGTTATTGTAACAAATCTACCCTTGTTTTGTTACAATGTAACTTATAAGTTACTATTTATGTTTTTACTAAATACTTGGATATTAATTATATTATTTCGGGCAATTTGGATATTTACAGTTGTCGTTTAGCATACAAGATTCTCCTTCACGCTTAATGTGTTTGCAGGTACTCATTATGTTTTCACTTTCTTCGCCCCAATACATTTCGCATTCCTGAGTTTTAATATCTACTGGTGGATTCATAAACCAGCTTTGTCTACCTGAATACTCAGCGGTAAATCTGTAACAAGTTTTTCGTCTATCGCAACCTACACCTGTGCATTTCGTTATATCCATTATTCTCTTTTTAGTAAGTATTTCAAATAGTTTTTCAAGATTGTAAAAGTAATAACTACTCCCACCAAAGGGAGCAGCATTACTAAAGTTAAAATTATTAATTCAGCTAAAATAATCATCTTAATTGCCTTTATAGATTCCTGTATCATCGACTTTAGGAAAGTTTTTAATAAATTCTCTTACTTTTTCTTTTAAATCAACATTAGATTTAA